AAGGCCTACGATACAAGCGCAAAGGCCAATACCGTTAACGTCAACGCTCACAAGCTGACTAAAAACGCTAAGGTCGCGAATACGATACAGGCACTAGAGCAGGCTCAGGAGTTGGCTGCATTGCATTCAGCCGAAGCATTGAAGGCTATTATTATTTCTACGCTCACAGATGTCGCTACGAATAGCGATAGAGACAGCGTACGAGTGGCAGCGGTAAAAGTTCTCGGTACGGTTGTCGGTGTCGATATGTTCAGAGAAACAAAACGTGTGGAAAAGATTGAAGACAGCGGAGTTATTCGCTCTCAGATACTTGATCAGCTTAAATCGATGATGCTATCGAGCGATGATGCTGTCGATGTTGATGCATCTGACTTGCTAACCGAGCTCGTAGGCGCATCTGCTGAACCCACCGTACCCCAACCCCCCGAAATGGAAAAAGGGACTCCGCCAACCGACCGACATACTATTCCACTCGAACAATCCCTAGAAGATACAGAAGACCCCCCGTCATCTCAGCAAACGCCTACCCCCCAGGGGGATATATTTTTTGAAGATGAGGATAGTTATCAGGATGCTACTGGAAACGTTTCCACAGTTAAAGTAAAGTCTTAAGAGTGGAAGAGTTTCCATACTTAAAGTAAATTCTAGGATAGCGCATGACGGTGTTATTAATTAATAGAGTGATGACGGCAAAGAGAAGTGACATGTCGTATGAGGAATGTGTGGAGAAGGATATGACGCCGGCGCAGAGGGAAGTATTTTTGTGTATAGATGAGTGGTGGAAGAAGTATGGGTTTGGGCCTTCTATACGGGATATATGTAATGTGAGGGGTAAGGCTGGCTTGGGCAATACGGCGGCGATTATAGATAGGCTTATAAAGATAGGTGTGTTGAAGAAGGTGAAGGGTGCGGGCAGGAGTGTCCGTCCGGTGTATATAAACTTCAGGACATTAGAATGACAGACAGAGAACTGTTGTTAGAAGCGTTTGGGATTTTGTTTACGTTGTATAAAGACCAGCATGGTGGGCGGAAGTATTACCGTCCGGTGAGTATTTACCCTACGCTATCAAAAATCAAAAACCGATTGGAAGAAACTATGGGCGGTTATAGTCCTGCTGCTGAGAGACAGAGAGTGAACAGTCCGTGGACTTAAGTGAGCTGATAGGCAAGCTGCCGGCTAACGAGCAGGAAAAGTTACTGGAGCAAGTGAGCCAGTATAAGGATGCTGTTACTCGTGAGAAGGCGCAGAAGTCGTTTATGGCTTTCGTGCATGAGATGTGGCCTGGGTTTATACATGGAAGACATCATGCTCTTATGGCTAAGAAGTTTGAGGAGATAGCTGCTGGTAAATTAAAGCGGCTGATCATCAACATGCCGCCGCGACATACGAAGTCGGAGTTTGCGAGCTTCTTGTTGCCTAGTTGGTTCTTAGGGAAGTACCCGGACAAGAAGGTTATCCAGACATCTAACACGGCTGAACTAGCGGTGGGGTTTGGACGTAAGGTTAGGAACTTAGTAGATAGTGATCAGTATGCAAAAATTTTTCCGGGAGTCGGTCTGCGGGCGGATTCCAAGGCGGCGGGGCGTTGGGCAACTAGCCACGGTGGTGATTATTTTGCTATTGGTGTTGGCGGTACTGTTACTGGTAAGGGTGCTGACCTATTAATAATAGATGACCCCCATTCTGAACAGGAAGCCAAGCTAGCCCAGGGTGATCCTGGTGTGTTTGATAATGTATATGAGTGGTATACGTCTGGCCCGCGTCAGCGACTACAGCCTGGCGGTGCAATTATTATTGTTATGACCCGCTGGTCGGATAAGGATTTGACTGGCAAGGTACTGAAAAGCGATTCATCTGACTGGGAAGTAATAGAACTACCGGCTATTTTGCCGTCGGGTAATTCTTTATGGCCTGAGTTCTGGCCGCTAGAAGAACTTTCGGCGTTGAAAGAGGAGTTGCCGCCTTATAAATGGAACGCTCAGTACCAGCAACAGCCTACAGGTGAAGAAGGTGCGATAGTAAAACGGGATTGGTGGAAGCGTTGGGAAGGAAATAGAGCGCCGCCGTGTGAATTTATTATCCAGAGTTGGGATACTGCGTTTACGAAGAGCCAGCGAGCTGACTATTCTGCATGTACAACATGGGGCGTGTTCAATAAAGATGAGAATGAGAACGATGTAAACATCATTTTGCTCGATGCTTGGAAGGATAAGCTTGAATTTCCTGAGTTAAAGCAGAAAGCCAAGGAAATGTATGATGAATGGCAGCCTGATTCCTGCATTATTGAGGCTAAAGCTGCTGGCGCGCCGTTGATATTTGAGCTGAGAAGGATGGGCGTGTACGTACAAGACTATACGCCGACCAGAGGTAACGATAAGTTTGTGCGATTGAACAGCGTGACGGACTTATTTTCATCCGGTAAAGTGTGGGCACCCGAAACCCGTTGGGCTGACGAGGTTATCGAGGAGATGGCAAGGTTTCCGAACGCAGAACACGATGACTTGGTGGATAGTTCCGTACAAGCGTTAATGCGATTTCGGCAAGGCGGATTTTTGCGGCTTAATTCTGACGAAGAAGACGATCCTATCGACTTCCGTCGTAAGCGCGTTTACTACTAAGGACTAACATGGCGACAAATTTTGACAAAGCTCTCTATCAAGCACCACAGGGTATGGACGCTGAAGACGATATGCAGGGCATAGAGATAGAAATTGAAGATCCAGAGTCTGTATCTATAGGACTTGGCGATATTGAGATTGATATTGAGCCGCATGAAGAGACGGAAGACAATTTTGACGCCAACATAGCGGAGTACATGGATGAGAATGAGCTGCAATCGCTAGCTGGTGACCTGTTATCTGACTTTGAAGACGATATCGATGCGCGCAAAGACTGGATGCAGACGTATGTAGACGGCTTAGAACTGTTGGGAATGAAGATAGAGGAAAGATCAGAGCCATGGGAAGGTGCGTGTGGTGTTTACCACCCACTATTATCAGAAGCATTGGTTAAATTCCAAGCCGAGACCGTGATGGAAACTTTTCCAGCGGGTGGCCCAGTCAAAACCAAGATCATTGGCAAAGAAACACCGGCTAAGAAGGACGCAGCCGAGCGTGTGCAGGATGATATGAACTATGAGCTGACAGAAGTCATGGTTGAGTACCGCCCAGAGCACGAACGTATGGCGTGGGGCTTAGGTTTGTCAGGTAACGCGTTTAAGAAGGTCTACTTTGACCCCAATCTTAATAGACAGGTAGCTTTATTCATACCGGCAGAGGACGTAGTGGTTCCTTATGGCGCAAGTAACCTAGAAACAGCCAATCGTATGACCCATGTCATGCGTAAAACCAAGAATGAACTGCGCAGACTGATGGTTGCTGGCTTTTACAGGGATATAGACCTTCCAGAACCGCAGAATACGCTAGATGACGTAGAGAAAAAGATTGCAGAGCGCATGGGATTCCGTGCTACGTCGGATGATAGGTACAAATTGCTAGAAATGCAGGCATATTTAGACTTGCCTGGCTATGAAGACAAGGATGAGAAGGGTAAGAAGACAGGTATTGGTCTCCCATACATTGTAACTATCGAAAAAACTTCTCAAGAGATTTTAGCTATCAGAAGGAACTGGCATCCTGAAGATGAGACTTGCCAAAAAAGGAATCACTTTGTTCACTACCCATATATACCAGGCTTTGGTTTCTATGCCTTTGGCCTTATCCATCTCATTGGTGCTTTTGCTAAGTCTGGTACTTCTATTATTCGCCAGCTTGTTGATGCTGGCACTTTATCGAACTTGCCTGGGGGTCTCAAGACTAAGGGAATGCGGGTCAAGGGAGATGACACTCCAATTTCTCCCGGCGAGTTCCGAGATGTGGACGTCGCGGCTGGAACGATCAGAGACAACATACTCCCCCTCCCGTACAAGGAGCCAAGCCAAGTCCTTCTAGCGTTGATGAATCAAATCGTCGATGAAGGCCGCCGGTTTGCTGGCGCGGCTGATTTGAAGATTGCGGATATGTCTTCCAATTCACCAGTAGGTACAACACTGGCTATATTGGAAAGAACTCTCAAGGTAATGTCGGCGGTTCAAGCGCGTGTTCACTACGCGATGAAGCAAGAGCTGAAGTTACTGAAAGAAATCATTCGTGACTACACGCCAGATGAGTATGAGTACGAGCC